GCAGAAAAACGCAGAGATTGAACGAATCAAAATGCTTGGTTTACAAAGGGAAAACCTAGTCTCCATGCAAGATGATCTGCGGAAGGTTGGAGAAGTCAACAACGCAATCTTTGGCAACATGGAGAAAGCCATTGAGAACTTTGTCCGCACTGGTAAGTTCTCTTTCAAGGACTTTGCAAGATCAGTCATTCAATACTTGATCATGATTGAGTTGAAGGCTGCTGCAACCTCAATCCTCCGCACAATTATTGGCGCTGCTTTTCCGACTCCAACAACTAATGGATCAGGAATCGTTGGGCCTGGATTGCAGCCACCAAGAAGAGCCGCAGGAGGCCCTGTTAGCCAAAATTCCATGTATATGGTTGGAGAGCGGGGGCCTGAGTTATTTGTCCCAAGGACATCTGGAACGATTGTTCCAAATCACGCTCTTGCTTCGATGTCTGCGCCGCAGGTCATAAACAATTACAACATCCAAGCGATTGACGTAAAGAGCTTTGAGGATAGGATCATGGGAAGTTCAAATGCCGTGTGGGCAGCTAATGCCTATGCGAACAAGTCTCTTGCTATTGGAAGGGGTAGAGTGTGAGCTTCCAATCCATCGTCGATATTCAACAATCTATGTCGGTGAATAACCGGCGTATGGTTGGTCAACAAGTCACCAGAAGCGGACAAATCAGGACGGCTCAGTATCTGACGACTGTCCCCTGGGTGTTCTCGATTGTTCCGCACAACTATCTTTATTACCCGCAAGTCAGGGATGTGATCCAGACGATTGACAACCTTGATCGTCTAACTGCCTCAACCATCACGTTTTCTAGCGCAAATCTTTCATGGTTTACTGCCTATAGGGGGCAACTCTCTGGAGCCCAGGCGGCTGCGTTGACGCTTGCTTCTGTTCCGCTAGGAAATGCAACCACGATCTCTATCGGCAACCTCCCTGCGCTTGGCGGATCAATCACAACGTCCACAATCGTCTTGGCGGCTGGAGACTTCATCCAACTAGGCTCTTACGTCTACAAGATCACTACGGACGTTTTAAGGGGCTCTGGAAGCACTGTAAACGCCAACATTCATCGGCCTGTGATCGGTACGCCAACAGTGGGGACTCTGACTGCTGTTGGCTCTGCTGTGACGTTTTCTGTATACGCAGAGCAGTGCCCGACTTACACTTTGACTCCAATGGCTAACGGAGCCTTTGTTAACTGGGACGGTCCTTTCGTCTTTAGGGAGAACGTGGCCCCATGAGTACGACAATGAACGCGCTTACGAGCGCGAATATAAGACACACAGAGTTTGTCAGACTGACGACCAAGACTTCGGTTCTGACGTTCTGCAATGCCGCAGCACCTATCACGGTGTCTGGAATCACGTTTTCCAACGTCGGAGCGCTTTTGTCTATCGGGGATATTCCTCAAGACATCAAAGCAACCTCTGATGACATAACTTTATCTCTTACTGGAATCGATCCTACTTATGTTTCCTTGGTCTTCAGTCAGAACTTGAAAGGAAGCCAAGTAGAGATTTGGCGTGGGTTCTTTGATTCCAATAATCAAATTATCACCACTCCAACGACTCAGTTCTTTAAGAGATATACAGGCATTGTGAATAGCATGTCTTTGACTGAGGACTTCAATCAAGAATCCCGTCAGAGAATCGCTACTGTTACTCTTGCATGCACCTCTATGCGTAAGGTGCTGGAAAACAGAGTTGCAGCATTGAGAACAAACAAAGCATCTTGGCAAGTTTTCTATCCATCTGACACTTCCATGAATCGTGTTGCTGAGATTTCCAACACATTCTTTGATTTTGGTAAGCCGCCAATCGTTCAGTCTTCTAGCTCTGACATTGACACAGTAAATAATATCGAAAGTGCTGGCGCATGATTAGACTTGCAAACAAGTTTGATGTGCCGGTTTTAACGGAGATGATGCGTAAGTACGCAAAAGAGTCTCCTATAGTTGCTTTGCAAAACCCAGAAGTTCACAACAGAGATCACATCAAAGGCATTCTTGAAATGATCATAATTGGGCGAGGTTTTGCCCTGGTTGATGATCAAATGAAGGGGATGCTTATAGCTTTGATAACTCCTAACTTCTGGTGCCCAAGGATTTCAGAGATTAAAGAGATTGCTTGGTGGGTTCATCCAGAATACAGAGACGGAAGCATAGGCGGAAGACTATTCTTAAAGTTCATGGAGCATTCTGAAGAGCTTGTAAAGCAAGGCCGAGCAGAAATCATATGCGCGTCTTTAATGAGCACAAGTTCTGTGACCAATCTTCCAAGAATGAAGAAGATAGAAACGACATACGTCAAGGAATAATATGCCAGTCCAGATTTTGATTGCCATTGGCGTTGAGGTTACAGCAACATCTATTTTCATTGCCAACGTCATTATTTCTACTGCTGCATCTTTTGTTGTATCAAAGATGTTTGGCCCTGATACCAATCAGGACAAACAAGGCGCTCGACAACAACTTCCTCCAAGCGCAAGGAATTCAATTCCTATTGTTTATGGTGATGCGTACTTGTCTGGAAATTTTGTTGATGCAGTTCTTACGACTGATCAGAAGACTATGTATTACGTTATGGCGATTTCTCATATCTCGCCAGATGGTCAGTTTACTTATGATACAACCGACTTCTGGTATGGTGATAAGAAAATAGCTTTTGACTCAACAGACCAAACTCAAGTTATTTCTTTAAAGGATCAAGCTGGAAATGTAGACACCAAAATCATTTATAATATGTATATCTATTTATATACATCTACGGTTGCCGGCGCAATTTCGCCGATCAATACAACTCTTTCACCAGATGTGGTGATGGGAGGGACGGACATTGCATCTGGATTGCGTTGGGCGTCTACAAATCGTCAGATGAATGGTCTTGCGTTTGCCATCATCAAGATGAACTACAACCAAGACGCAGGAACTACAGCTCTACAAAGGCTCCTTTTTAAGGTGTCGCACAATCTGAAAAGCACTGGCGCCGCCAAGCCTGGTGATGTTCTTTACGACTACCTGACTAATACGAAATACGGTGCTGCTGTTGACGCCGCAGAAGTTAACTCAACTGCCTGCAATGATCTTAATACTTATTCTGACGATCTAATTACTTACACGCCGAGTGGCGGTGGTTCTGCGACTCAACCTCGCTATCGAATCAATGGAGTATTGGACACAACTCAACCAGTTTTGGAAAACATCAATCAGATAGTTACCGCATGTGATTGCTGGTTCGCTTATGAGGCCACAACTGGTCAATGGAAGCCAATCATCAACAGTGATGTGGGACTTGGCGAGGGATTTGATGACACAAACATCATCGGGCCTATTCGCGTGTCAATGAGCGACCTAAGTGCGACCATAAATCAGATTGAAGTTGAGTTTCCGTTCAAAGAAAACCGAGATCAAGCAAGTTACGTTTACTTGGCAACACCAGCTGGTAGTTTGTATGTCAATGAGCCTGTAAACAAACTAAACACAAAGTTTGAGTTGGTCAATGATTCAGTTCAAGCAACGTACCTTGCAAACAGAATTCTTAAGCAGGCTAGAGAAGACATCAATATTTCGTTTGATACTGCTTACACCGGAATTCAAACCAATGTTGGAGATATTATTTATGTGACCAACATAGACTACGGATGGAATCCATTTAAGTTCTTCCGTGTTATGAAGGTGTCAGAGGTCGCTCTTCCAGACGGCAATCTTGGTGCCAGAATTGAGGCTTCTGAATATTCTCAAGCTGTCTACGACGACATCTCTATTACTGCTTACGCACCAATCGGCAATAGTTTGGCTCCTTCCTTTAGTTATTTCTCTGCGTTAACTGCTCCCACTGTTGGAGATCAACTTCCAAGCAACACGCCTGCGACATTCTCAGTGTCCTGCACGATGCCGACAACAGGTCAGGTTATGTCGGTGACTCTGTTCTACACAACGTCTGCCACTCCTTCTCCTTCTGATTGGCAGGTATGGACAACTCAGACAAATCCTGACTCAAGCCCTTTTGCAAACGGATCGGTGGTTAAGTTCAGCAACATTATTGTTCCTATTGGCACTTATTACTTCTCTTTCCAAGTCGCCAACTTGGTCGGCACAAGTATCAAGAGCCCGTCCAGCACGGCTTTGAATTGGCAGCCAGGATCAACTGCTGGAGTGGTCGCCAGCTTTGATGGCTCTGCCTCTACGTTTTCTTCTGGAACGGCCACTGCTGTGGTCCGTTTTGCTTCCAACGGAACAATTCAGACCTCTCTAAACGGAGGGGCCTATACAACCGTAGGCAACTGGTATCTTCCAACGACCACGAACATTGGATCGACGCCAGGTTACTGGTTGTATGTCACGGCCACAACGACTGCTGGTGCTGGCCTGACAAGCGGCACTACGGGCTCTTGGATAAAGCTAGACACCAACAGAGACTACACCGTAACAAGATCAACCTTGGGCTATAACGCTGCGTCAATGACTTATCAGATTTCCAGTAGCTCCACAGGAACTCCTGTGGTTGGTTACGGAACTGGCATTATTGATGCCGAAAGAATTTGATGTATGATCGTCTTAGCACACAAGACACCATAGTCCACCCGTAGAAAACGGGTTGTTTCGGGGATCGAACATGGCAGTCTTTAATAAAAACACGCTTGCTCAAGTAAGCGGATTTGACAATCCAATCCTTGCTGGTGAACTGGTCTACAACCAGAAGACCTACTGGAATGTCACGCTTCAGCGTTCTGATGGGACTGCCATTGATCTGACAGGCGCGACCGTTGACGCGCAGATCATTCGTCGCTCGGTGTCCAACATCGTTGACACTCGAAACGGGTTGACTTTCGACATTGCGGACTACACGCCGGCTCCTACTCCTGTAAGCCTAACGGTCACCAACATCGTTGCAGCACAAGGCAAGTTCACGCTTGTCATTGATGAGTCAACATGGTCTGTGATCTCGAGTGATCCGCAACTTGACATTGCGGCGACAAATTGCGTTGGATTCTCTGGCCGAATAAAGATCAGCTTCCCTGCTGTTGGGTCAACTCCAGCAGACGACTCAATTCTGTTCCTGCTGTTCTTGGTGCGCTCTGACGGTGTGGTGAACTGATGAAAGTCACCGTCACCGATGACAACAATGTAGTTGTCCAGGTTGTTCCGACAGCCAGGAACAACATCATTGTTGACCAGCAGGAAGTCATCCTTCAAGTCTCTCCGCAACCTCGGATTGATCTGACGATTGACAAGGGGGTTTCTGGGCCTACTGGTCCGACCGGCCCTCAAGGCCCAGCCGGTACGCAAGAGGGCCCAACTGGTCCTGCTGGCGCAACTGGCCCAACGGGTGCTGCGTCCACTGTGCCTGGCCCAACAGGTCCGACAGGCGCACAAGGCAACACTGGGCCTACGGGGCCGACGGGTGCTGCGTCAACTGTGGCTGGGCCTACGGGTCCTACGGGCGTTCAAGGCAACACCGGCCCCACGGGTCCAACTGGCGTTCAAGGTGCCATTGGCCCTACGGGAGCGCAAGGACCGACAGGCCCGACAGGCGCACAAGGAAATGCTGGACCTACTGGCCCCACGGGTGTTCAAGGTAATGTAGGACCCACTGGTCCGACAGGTGCTACTGGAGCCGCATCTACCGTTGCAGGCCCGACCGGCCCTACTGGTCAAGCCGGACCCACTGGTCCCACTGGCTCTCAAGGCGCAGTTGGGCCTACTGGAAGTGTCGGACCCACCGGGCCTACGGGAGCGCAAGGTGATGTTGGACCTACGGGGCCGACAGGTGCTCAAGGCAACACTGGTAACACCGGACCTACAGGCCCAACCGGAAGCACGGGTGCTGTAGGGCCTACAGGCCCCACTGGGGCGCAAGGTAACACCGGGCCCACTGGTCCCACCGGAGATACTGGAGCAGTTGGCCCTACCGGTCCTACGGGCGCTCAAGGAAATACAGGCTCAACCGGACCTACAGGCCCTACTGGTGATACGGGCGCAACTGGCAGTACCGGCCCCACAGGCCCCACTGGTTCAACCGGATTGACAGGCCCTACGGGTCCAACAGGGAACACTGGAAGCACAGGCCCCACCGGCCCGACAGGCGCTGCTTCGACTGTTGCTGGACCCACAGGCCCTACTGGTTCTGTCGGCCCTACCGGCCCTGCTGGCTCTGGAAGTGGTGATGTCCTCGGCCCAGGCTCATCAACAGACAACGCTGTTGTTCGCTGGGACGGCACTAGCGGAACACTGATTCAGAATTCCGGAGTCACGCTAGATGACAACGATGAATTCAACAGTCTTGCTGCTCTGGCTTTTGATACCGCAGCGACGGTAACTCCAGCAGTTGCAAAGATTCAGTGGGATAGCGGCGACGGTACTTTTGCATTTGGCCTCAAGGGTGGCAACGCCTATCTTCAAATCGGTCAGGAAAATGTCTGTCTGTCTTACAACGGCAGCGGCGCATCGATTGCTAAGGGCAAAGTTGTAGCGGTTAACGGCGCACAGGGTCAGCGGCCGTCTATTGTTCTTGCTGATGCCGACACTGAACCTTTGAGTGCTGCGACCCTTGGAATTGCAACCGAAACTATTGCAGACGGCACTGAAGGTTTTGTCACCACGTTTGGTGTTCTGAGAGGATTTGATACATCAGCATTCTCTGCTGGCACCCCTGTTTATTTGTCTCAGACGCCTGGCGGAATCACATCGACCAGACCTACAGCTCCTGCTCACACGGTTTTCCTTGGATGGATTATTAAATCCAATTCGTCTTCTGGTGAAATCTTCATCAATATCAACAATGGTTGGGAACTTGATGAACTTCACAATGTATTCATTTCTAGTCCGCAGTCTGGTCAGGCTCTGGTTTATAACGGAACAGTCTGGGAAAACACTTTTGCTGTAGGACCGACAGGTCCCACGGGGAGCGCCGGACCCACTGGTCCCACCGGGGCTGACTCTACTGTGGCCGGTCCCACCGGGCCGACAGGTGCTGCATCCACAGTCGCAGGGCCGACAGGCCCCACCGGAGCCGATTCCACCGTTGCAGGCCCGACAGGTCCGACCGGAGCCGCATCTACTGTTGCAGGACCCACAGGACCCACGGGGCCGACCGGAGCGGCATCAACGGTTGCAGGCCCGACCGGGCCGACAGGTGCTCCGTCCACGGTGGCCGGACCTACAGGCCCTACAGGTCCAACTGGTGCAGCTTCGACGGTGGCCGGTCCTACGGGGCCAACTGGAGCCGACTCAACCGTTGCTGGGCCTACTGGGCCTACAGGCCCTACGGGTGCGGCATCTACCGTGGCTGGCCCTACAGGGCCTACAGGCGCGGCGTCAACGATTGCTGGACCAACTGGTCCGACCGGGCCGACAGGGGCTGATTCAACTGTTGCAGGACCGACAGGACCTACAGGTTTAACTGGCCCAACTGGTCCAACCGGCCCAAGCTCTGCGTCCGGCGGCATCGGAAAAACACTCGCGCTAATTAGAAACCTTGCAAGTCAATAAGGATTAACATGCCAGCAAACATTGATCCAATTTACAGTCGTCTTCCTGAAGCTCAATTTGTTTCAATCCCAGGTGGAACGACAGCAAACACGGCTACTGACGGAACTGGAACTGTTTTTACAGTATTCACTGCTGATGCCACAAACGGAAGTTTTGTGCAGTCAATCCGTATTAAGGCGGCGGCTGTTTCAACTGGAACTGTGATTAGATTTTTCATCAACAATGGTTTAACAAATGCAACCGCAGCAAATAATGTATTTTTTGATGAAATGACTTTAACTACGGTAACTTCAAGTAATACTACGGCAGTACCTGTTTACGAATTGTCAGTCGCAAGAGCATTGCCGCCAGGTTATAAAATTAACTGTTGTTACGGAACTTCAATAACTGGAGCCGTTCACTTGGTTGCGTTTGGCGGGGACTATTGATATGCCTCGGTGGTTCGCTTATCGTTGCGCTGATAACAACGGTGTTGAAAGCGATGCCGTTTTAGAGTCTTATTGGGATGGGACTTCTGCTTGGTTTACTCCAGCAGGAGAAGTTTTTTCTGTTCCCATTCCAGGAACAAATGTAGTTCTTGGAGAAATTGACGCTCCATCATGGGCGCATGATGATCCTTTGCCTAAGCCTTCTATTCCTCCTCGTTCTGTAACTCCTAGGCAATTTAGGATCGCGCTTAACGACATGGGTTTGCGTCAATCTGTAGAAGATGCGGTTAAAGCATCTGATAAAGATACACAAGACACTTGGGAATTTGCTATCAGTATTGAGCGTGACCATCCAACATTTCAGGCATTAGCAACGCAACTTGGATTTACTGAAGAACAATTAGATGAATTGTTCCGCAAAGCATCAGAGGTCTAACAATGCTTGATTATTCGCATCTTCCACAAACTGGCGGCTCCAAGATTGATATTTTTACGGGCACAGGAACAAATACTGGAGATCAATTCTGGGTCAAACCTCGTAATTGTTCATTTGTCTATATTTTGGCTATTGGCGCTGGCGGTGGTGGTGGTGGTGGTGGTCACGCGGCAACCGGAGCTTTAGGAGGCGGTGGTGGTGGTGGTGCCGGGAGTATTGCGACACTATTCATTCCTGCTGCAATGCTTCCTAATCAACTTGCTTTGGCTATCGGGGCCGGTGGAGCCGGTGGAACTGCGGCAGGCGCTGGAAGTGCGGGAGGCACAACCGCTATACAAACTTGGAGTGCAAACGCGAATGCAAACATTAACGGTGGAGGCGTATTTTTTGTCAACGCCGGATCAGGCGGTGGAGCGGGAACGACCGCAGGCGGAACATTAGGG